AATCTTTTATTATCCATTTGCGTTCTCCAATTTTAAAGTTTCTCTTGCATATTGTTCCGGTGTTAGCCCAAATTTCTTAGCTAACGCTACTTGTGTCTTCGTCAATCGTACTTTTTTAGGCGCGGTGCTACGCGTTGCCGGAGCAACTACAGTCGAAGGTTTAGTGCGCTGGGCGGGTTGGTCCTCGTCTAGCGTTGCATCCCCAAAGTTTTCTGGGAATCGTTTCTGCATCGTACTATCAATACGACGGTAATATTCGTCAGAGGTAGGACTGATCCCACTTCTAACTAATTTCTCATGTAAGCCTAATGCAAGGCTTGTCATTTCTTCATCTTTACCAAACCAATCATTTTTTTCTTGCCAAGCAACTGCTTTATTGTCTGGTTTAAAAGATTGATTTTGATTTTGTTGTATATATACAGGATTTTCAGGCTCCTGTAAAGTATTTTTAAATCGAGGCTCATATTGTTGAGCTTGAGATAAACGCATTTGAGCATCATTCATCTTTTGTTGAGCTTCAATAATTTGTTCAGTTTCACCTGCATTATACGCTTCACGATAATCTCGTTTGGCTGAATCTAATCGCTGTTCTAATGCATTTTTAAGCGTTTGAATATAAGTTTCTTCTCCGCTTGTTAAAGTTGTTTTTAACCTTTTATTTTCTTCGGAAATTTGTTGAGCAAACTTAATAGCTTCATGTCTTTCACGATCAGCAGATTCTTTAGCACGTCTTTCGTCATGCCAAACTTTTTTAAGCTGGGCCATACGTTGTTTAACACGTTCAGAATAATCTTCTAATGTGTCATTCTCTAGCTCTTCGACTTTTTCTTGGGGTAAAGGTTCTTTACCTCTATCAGCAGCGGGGATGTCATCTTCAATTTCAAGATCAATATCGTCTGCTTTTGTTTCTATTTTAACTTCGGTTTTTTCTTTTTCTTCAGGTAACTTACTACCTAGTACTTCATCGTCATCTGGATATTCAAAGACAATATCTCCATCTTTTACGTCAGCCATATATTACTCCTTATGCGCGAGTGTAGCCGCGAGGATCTGCAACAACCCCCTCAACCGTATCGTCGTTAATAATGCGGAATTCTCTTCCGTGAATTTTAAATCTAGTACCTGCGTATGCACGCGTTAAAACAAAATCACCTTCTTTACACCAAGGACCTGTAGGAAATCTAACTTCATCTTTATAAGCTAAATCACCTACTTTAACTACAAACAAAACTACAGTTGAATGTTCTTCTATAGTTCTAGTTGAATCTGCTTTTACAATACCACCTTTATATGTTTCTGAAGCATCAGGAATTGCGCAAAGTATTTTATATCCTTTAGGTTCAGGTAGTTGTAAACCCCGTTCTTCAATCGGTATGTCTTCTGCTTCTACTGCGCCTATCGATGGAATAATAATTGGTCGACCACTAGCATCAACTAAATTTTTATTCATTGTAAGAATTGGTTCACTCATCTGAGTTCTCCATCGTATTTATAATGTCAGCAATAATACCTTGTATGGTATCGCAAGCTCGTATATATCCGACAGCAGATTGGTAATGCGCATAATCTTTCGCAGAACCTTCAGCAATTGAACCTAATACTTCTTTGCGTCTTTCAGCTATTCTACTGATTAATAGCTCAAGCGTTGGATCTATCATTTACTACTCCTTTGGTTGTTGTTTATTTCCTTGTACGGCTTGAATGCCTATTTTAGTGCCCTCAATTAATTGTTTAGCTTCTAATTCTTTACTAGCCATTACAGAATCTGCACCTAACTTAGCGCCGGCAATACGTTCTTGGGATTCAATACGCATTTTATCTAACTCAAGTTTTGCTTGCTCTACAGCAATATCAGCTTGTGTTTTTTGTTGTTTGATTTGTAGGTCTTGTGCTTTAAGTTGTAACTCTTGTTGTTGCATTTGGATAATTGGATCTTGTTGCTGTTGTTGAGCTTGTTCTTGTTGAGCCTCAGAAGCAGACTTAGCAGAAAGTTTTTTAGCCGCTTCAGCCATAACTTTAGACAATTCAAACTCTACATCTTCTGGTAATGTTTCATCAGGTTTAGGTAATGGTACACCTAATTGTTCTTCAAGTTGTTTTCTATATTCAAACGCTACGTGCTCATTAATGTGTGCCATAGCTGCAGCTTGAATTGCGCCTGCTTGTGGATTTTGTCCTACCATTTGCATAATCTTAGGATCTTTCATTGCTGTCATATGTACTTGAATATGTGCTTGATGATCTTGATAAATAAATGCTTTAACAGGTTTACCATTAATAATATTCATGTTTTCAGATACAGGATCTTTTGGTGTTTGGTCATCAGATGACGGGATAAGCTTGTTAATATTCTTAACACCAAGTACCTCTAGCATTTGTTTATTAAGTTCTACTTGGTCATAGATTTGTGGATTAGCTTGCGCCATCTGCATAACCGCTTGATACTGAACAACTTTCTGTGACATGGTTGCAGCGTTTGGATCAGAAACCGGTATAACATCTACATTATCGTAATCAGATTGTTTAGCTCTTCTATCACCTACCTCAGGATCATAAGAATACTCTTCTGGTGTGTAATCACGAATGATGCCTTTAAGTAATTTAAACTCTTGTTTCATTGCATAGTAAATACGCGCTTGTACCGCACTCATTACTTTCAATGTACGTTCAAGAATTGCTAGTGTAGTACCTACTGGACTGTTAGCACTCATGTCAGATACTTTCATATCTGCAGCTGAAGCAAAGCGTCTACCTTCTTCAATGATTTGATTCATTAATTGATTAAGTACTTGACTTGGTTCTTTGTAAGGCAACGGTAAAATGTTATCGCGTATTGCGCCTGATGGTACATCTACATCTCTAAATTCACCTGGAGCAATCGGAGTGTCATCTCCTTTAATTCTAAGTCCACGAGATTTTAAACCACCTGGTAAGTTTGATAGGGTACCCGCGTCAACAAGTTGACGTAAGATCATAGTACCTGATTTGGCGAAAGCACCTATCAAATGAATTAAACCGAAGCAATAGAAACCAAAGCCTGGTATGTAACCGTAGTGAACAAAGTGTTGGCGTTTAGATTTTAACTTATCATCTGGATTCCAATTACGACGAATTGCTAATATAGTCCCTGTGCCTTTTTCAATCGTTATTACATAAGGTAATGCAATGCCATCTTCGCTATCACCATTTTCTAAATCAATATTAACATGCATCTCAAGGATTTTATATCTGTCATCTTCTGTTGGATTGAAGCCTAACTTCTCTGCAATTTTCTTTTCAGCTTCATCGATGTCTAAGTATGGCTCACCTAAATCTACATCTCGATAAAAACCCGCAACTTGTAATTTATGCAATTCATTCTTAGTCTTACGCATGACATGTGTGACACGCTCTGCTGTTTCTAAATTAGATGCGCCGTATGGAACTACAATATCTTCGGCAGGAACATACATTGATACTTGGCGTTCAATGTTAGGATCGTAATAAACTTTTTTGAATGAGTTACCAGATAAACCTAAACCCCATAGCATGCGTTCGTGTTCAGGTCTGTATTCAGGCATCATGTCCGTGAGTTGATAATTCATATCATCTTTTACACGTTCAGCAGCATCTTCTTTTTCTTTTGTTTGTTTGCCAATGATTACGGTTTTAACTGGGCCCGCGGCGGGGAATGTTTCCATCATAGTTTCAGCTTGGAACTTAACCAGCGCTTCTGTCATTAAGGGATGATATACATTACATGCGCCGGGCCACGGTTCTGTTCTGTCTTCTACTTTTAAGCCCAGCAATTCTAAGCCATCTACATAAGTCGTTAACCAATCTTTTCTTGAATTAATATCGGCATCGTATTCACCAAGCAAATCACCTGACAGCTCAGTCAACTGACCTTCGTCCATATCTTCTGCTAAGTTATCATTAAACTCATCATCATCTTCTTTACCAGGCACAATAGTAATTTCCATACTACCGTCATCAAGCGTTACGCTTTCTGGATCTTCAATTTCAACGCTTAAGTCAGGTTGACCCATAGCCATTGCTTCTATTCCTTGTGGTGCTTGTGATAAACTTTTATCTACATTGTCTGCCATATGTTATCCTTATATTGCGTATAATCTGTTTCGAGAACTTCTAAATCCTGGTATGTCTTCAGCTTCATCGCTGGGTAATCTAATAAACCCACCTTGTCTAAACCTCATTAATGCTAACGTTGTTGAGTCAACTAAGTCGTCATTTGCTCCACTTGGAAAGTCATTACACTCTTCAATTACTTCATGCGCCCATCTATGATCTGGGGCCCACACTATACCACTTCTAAACAAATCTGACACTGCATTTACACGACTGATTTTATCTTGTCCTTTACCTGGTGTAAATTCACCAACAGGAATACCCATCCGTCTAAACTCTTGATAGAGTGCAGCGCCGTTAGATTTCTTTTCTACTATGAATGCGTCAGGCTCCCACTCTTTATATTCTTGTATACAAAGCTCTTTAAGCTCGGGAAACTCTAATCGTTTTTTAATTGCATTTAATAGTATTATATTATAGTTATTGGTTTCTTCGTTAAAAAAGACGCCCCATGTAGTCAATGCGTTGTAATCCGCGCGGTTATTAGCTTCTTGGGCGGCATCTAGTGTCATGATTGTAAATTCACAATCGGGTGGATCATCACTCTCCCATATATTCCACCACTCTCTTTTAATTAAAGCACCTTCTTCTGAAACTGGATTTTGTAAGTATTGTGAGTTCCAATACCTAATATCAAGTGCTGCCTTCTTAGCTTTTAATTCTTCTAGTGGCCAGAATTCAGGCCATAAACTTCGTTCTTCTCCATCTTTATCCGTCAATATTGCTGGAAATTCTACGACCTCCCAGTCATCAACGTCGTCATTCTTAATCATCTGATTTACAATTTCACCCGTTAAGTCTAACTTAGACCACCGAGTCATCACTACAATTATCGCACCACCAGGCATAAGACGCTGTAAAGGGCCAGACTGAAACCACTCCCAAGCAGGCTTAAAAACATCAGGTCGTCCAAGTTTGGCATCTTGTTCAGAGTGTGGGTCATCAATGATAAACAGATCAGCCCCGCGACCAGCGAGGGCACCACCAACACCAATAGCAAAGTACTCTCCATTATAATTTGTCCCCCAACGTGATGCGCTCTTTGAGTCAGCCTGCAACTCTACCTGTGGGAAGATATCTTTGTAAGCATCACTACCCACCAAATTTCTAACCCGACGACCAAAATTAACAGCAAGGTCAGCCGTATGCGACGCCATAATAACTTTCTTATGAGGGTATTTCCCAAGGAACCAGGCAGGAGCAAGATAAGAGATAAGTTCACTCTTCCCGTGCCTCGGAGCAATATTAACAATAACTCGTTTCTTCTTGCCTGACGCAATCTCTTCAAATATCTTAGCCAACCGTCTATGATGATCTCCTATCATGTAGCCTGGATACACGTGCATAATAAAGTCTAGGAAGCTATCCTTGCCGTGCTCTTGTACCCAATTCTTCTTAAACACTCTTAACTTCGCTAGTGCTACTCTCTTCTTGTTATCATCCAGATGTGGAATGATCTTCATTAGCTCTGCCGCTTTCTCTGGGGTTAGCCTTTCTTCACTCATCTGTTTTATCTTCTATCACTTCTGCATCTATCGTCTGAGCCGGCTCCTTCATGAGTCCTTTTTGCTTAAATTCATTTAACATAGTAAGAAGTTCTTTCTCAACCTCCTCCATCGACTCCATCTTGTGTGTCACTTCTGTCTTCTTCTTGAACGCATCTACACCATCCACCTCGCCTAACGCTCTTAATGCTGTTGTCTTTTCTTTAGGATTCTTTGTTGACTCTATCACCTTGATAAGATTGTTAACTACGTAGAGTTTGTAGTCTGCTAGTTCTTTTGCGAGTAGTACCTGTGTCTGAGCTACCATACCAGCACAAAATGCCATGGTAGGATCTGAGTAATTACCATATTCGGGTTTAAAGTTTGGATCTGTCATGACTTGTTTAACGAAGTCAACTGCTTTTTGTTGTTCTGCTGGGCTGGCGGTAGGAATAGGTTCACCTTTTAGATCAGCTATGGTCTTAACAGTCTCAACTCTGACTTGGAGCTCTTCTTCCATACCTAGTTCTGGCATAGCATCTTTAGGATTTTTAGGCAAAGGAACGTCCTCATCGATGTTGGGCATCATAATAACGTGAGAAACGTCGTGTTCGGGGTTATCCCCTTGATTTTGTTGGACATTTAAGTCATTCATGTGTCGCTGTTACACCTTTGAGTAGAATTTGCAGCTTATTTAACTATTTTAACCTAGTTTCATCTTATTTGCATAGTCTTTTGGTAGAATGTCTAAATGAAAACTACGTTAACTAAGAAGAACTTAGAGATACTCTACAACATGGCATGCCAAATGGCTCCGTTTAACACTCTTCCTATGCCTAAGTCTGACAAAGTTAAGTTCCGTGTCATTAAGAACCCTACTATATATGGCTGTTTTGACGAAGTGGACATGGCTATTGAAATAAGTTCTGGTTCTTGTGGTCATTTCATCACTATTTTCCAAACCCTCCTCCATGAAATGGTTCACTTAGCTCTCTACGTTCGAGGCGATGATGACTTCGATCAACACGGGGCTAAATTCATGCGTATTAAAGACGTCTACTCCGAGCTTTACAACTTCGATCCTAAAGCCATTTGAATCCGATAACCCTAGAAAGCTCTGCAATAGTAAAAATAAAAGACTTATTAGCGGACGAAGAAGCCAAAGGACTTAAACTACGAATCTATGTATCCGGTGGCGGTTGTTCTGGGTTTCAATACGGTTTTACTTTCGATGACACCCAAAACGAAGATGACTTTGTAGTAGACCAAGATGAAGTGTCTTTACTTGTAGATGCTCATAGCATGCAATACTTAACTGGGTCTGTCATAAGTTACGATACTTCTTTAATGACTTCAGGTTTTAATATAAAAAACCCCGCTGCAACTAGTACTTGCGGTTGTGGTTCTTCCTTCGCTGCCTAGCTGTAAAATAATACTTTACCCTTACTTTTCAGAATTTTTGCAAAATATATTTTTTGATGACCCTTTTTATTTGGTACCCGGGGTGTTTCTATATTTGACTTTTTTTCTGATCGTTCATATTGGGCTCAATGTATGGCGAGACGGGACTCCTACTTTGTAAAACGGGGTCATACGGGGTGCGTGGGGTTCGTAGTATGCGACCGCGTCGCGCCTAGTTCCTACCGCGTCCACGAAGTTCACCGCGTCCGCCTCGTTCACTTGGTTATTACCCCGTTAAACTTCGTCCGCCTCGTTCACTTGGTTCATAAAGGCGCGGTTCGCGCGTAAGTCCTTGATTATATTGAGAAGTTCATGAAGTTCACGTTTTATTTTACGGCGTTCACGTTGTAAGTGTTTGATTTTAAACGGAAGTTCATGAAGTTCACGAAGTTCATGCCAAATAATAGGACAAAGGGAAAGGAGTTTTGATAAGTTTGCACGTCGTTCACTTCGTTTATGCAGTGCGATCTTTTACCCCGCTCACTCTTATGGCAGAGCATGAACTCATGAACCAATCTAATAATAATAATAATAAACTATAAAATATTTATATATAACAAGGACTTACAAACTCCCACACGTTCATAAAAGCCTCGTTCACTTGTTTAAAGTAAAGTTTCAAAACATGAACCGCATGAACCTATTGATTCTAAAGGCTTTTTTACCTAGTTTTAACCCCGTTTAAACAAAATACGATACATTGTAAAATAATACTTGACAATCAATAATACCGCGTGATCTAATCACAGACAGCAATACAAAACATCAACCACAAACGAAAGGCTACAAAATGAACATGAAACCCATTTTAAAAGACGCGCTAAAGTCTTATGAACTAGCACACCAACTTCGAACATGGATTGAGAGCGACAATAAAAAACAAAATATGGACGACTTCACACCCGCCGAACTGATCGAGGAAGCGAACGCCGTTTTATATTTTTTCAATCAAGGCGATAGTATTTTGAACGACCTACTTGAGAGCGACAACCTCGACGACCGCAAACACGCACGGCATGAAATCAAAGCCCTCAAATCATTCATTAAAAGATACGA